GCTGATTTCAGGCCTTGATACATTCATAACCTGCTTGGTTAATTCGGCGTTTTCAAGTCCCGCACCAAATCCGATTAAATTAACTCGGAATCGATACTTTAATTTTGGCATTAACAGTCCTTGCGAGGCCGTGCCAGGTATAGGTACTGAAAATCTTTGTAAACTTGCAATTGGCATTTAATGCTCCTTAATCTTTAATATTTATCTTTATAGACCCGCTTTTATATCACCGGTATTTTTAATTCTTAACGGAATATAAATGAACTCAACAGCCTTAATTGGTTCAACTGCTATGTCCATGTATAGTTCTGACCGATCAATTCTAGCAGGAGTGTTATTGGTCTCATCACAAACAACAATAAAGTCATTAAGTGCACGTTGACCTACCAACTCAAGCATTAGACTTTCAGCAGCTGATTTGATCTCACGACGTGTTTGTACATCGTTTGGCTCAAACAAGAATGGTCTTGCTAAAATGTCTAGTTGTCTGCGTAGATAGCAAACTAGTCTAGCAACATTGATTCTATCTAGTGCAGTAGTGGTACTAGAACGAGTTCTCTGTCCGTATGCTATCAAGCCAACCCCGTTAAGTGTAGTAATAGGATTGATCTTAACGTCATCTAGTGCATCACGAAGTCCTTGTGGTACAGTAGCAACTACGAACTCCCCTTCGGCATTAATGTAACCAGCGGAACTAGCATTATCAATGATACCTCTGCGTGTTCCGGCTGGAGCAAACCACTGGAAACTCTTAGCATCGCTGTTAATAATGGTTCTCAACATCATATGGCTGGGCGGAACAACAATTCTGTTACCGGCATTGTCATTAGCATATCCACTCGGATACCACATAGCCATATAATCATCATAGGTTACACCACCTTCATCACCGTTATCCGCAGCAGCATTAGTGTTTGCACCCCATGCTGTTACATCGGTACCGATTGGCTTCAATCTGAATGGAGTATCACCAACTACGAAAGCAGAAAGACCGCGATCTGTATTAAGTGCAACCATGTTTTGAATTGCCTCAGGGTATCCAGGTGTAGCAATTAGATTAAAGACTAATGTTTCTGCATCTCTAACGGCTATATTGCTATCAATTAGACCTTTTAGAGCAGCAACGGTCTGTGCTCTCTGTGCCTTGCGACCAAATTGTGGACCACCATCTTCGGCTACAGGGTTTTGTGATACCCAACGGCTGCTAACATAGTTTGCCATAGATTCGTCATTGTAACGAATATTCTGTTCGCTGTTAGCATCAAGATTGAGGTGACCTTCAATGTATTTCTTAACGTTGAACCCTGATCTTCTGGTATTCCACAATCTCATACCCTTTGGATAAAGTGCAGGATCGGGTGCATCTGGATCTAGGTAGTTGCAGGTTAGTAGATCAGCAATTGTTGCTGGATCAGTTTCGAATCCTTCGCAGCCCCATCGTGCATCAGCAAATAGCCATCCTTCCGGAGTCGACTGATCTGTAACATCTTGTAGTACCCATTCTTGATTAACACCACTCCATATATAGATATTTCTTCCATACATTTCTAAATTGCTGGTATCGACCCAAATATCACCGTCAACTAACGCTGTTCCGTCGCTTTGACCAGTATCCTTATCGGGCATAGCAGCACTAACAATCGGACCATTTGGACTTGAACTTGGGAAAGCATCGCCATCTTGATAAGCGACCCAAGTTGTTCCGTTGTGATAAAGGATGTCAACTTCGTCAACCATCGAACTATACCAAAGTGTTCCATCTGCAGGATCAGTAATCGGTGCAATTGTTCTTGCTTCGTAAGTCAATGGCTTCCAGTTTGTAGCAATAAAATCAGCAGTTGATCCAGCAGGAGCTAGATACAGATTTATAGTACCAGTCTTATTGGTTAAATCATATTCTACAAATCCGACTTTATCTAACGGGGTATTAGTACCATCTGTAAGTTCAAACTCACCGCCCCTAGTATGAGTAATGGTTAGTTTGTTAGTAGTAGCATTAAAGTTAGAGGTGATATAAGTTAGACCGGCTGCACTTAATGCTGCTGGAATTAACGAACCTATTGTGGTTGTAGTGGATGCAGGAGTAATAGTAACTGTCGATGTTGACCCCCATGCTGATCCTAGGCTTTCCTTAATTGCAAATGTATAACTGCCTGCTGTTGATTTAATTGTGCTAGCAGCACTGGTTATAGCTGTGGTGCCTGCTGCACTTCTTCTCCAAAGTTTAAATGCTGCAGCAACATCTGGATCCTGATCATAATTGGTTTCAACTATAACAGAACCGACAAGAACGTCTTTGCCGCCGTTGTTTGGATCTAGTGCATAAGTTGCAGCACGAAGACTGCTATAAAGAGGAGCAGCTACAGAAATCCAACTATCTGAACTTGCATTATAGTATTTTACACTCCAATTTGCTCCGTTAGCAGGGGTTGTTGTAGTAACCCATACACTACCGGTTGGAGAGGCTGAAAAATCTGGGTACTCATAATGTGCACTGATTGCAACATCCTTGCCGCCGTTAAATCCGCCAACTACGTCTACCCAAACATTGCTAGTGGTTTTGTAGTAAAGAGCATTTGTATTATCTTTTGTTACAACCATGCAGTAATCGCCCTTGACTCCAACTGAATTTGAAGGGTCAACACCGGCAAAATTACCAGCATCGGATTCATCATTTAGTACAATAGGAGTTTTAGCTGTAAACTTAGATGTAGCAGTGTTCCATTCCTTAACACCGAACTTGCTAGCATCAGTGTCTACCCAGAATGTTCCGGCAACTGGCATTCCTGTCGGAGAACTGCTTGCTGGACTCAATCGACCTAGATCTAAGTCAGCTCTAACAACGTAACACTGGCTAGCAGCACCAAGTAGACTGTATGCGGCCTGTAGACCATATTCGTTTTGCTCATCACCGTGTTTGGAATTACCATTTACATCAGTATAGAACAGCGGTGTACCAAATGTATCTGTTAGATCTCGCTGACCGGTGATTAACCAAACCTTACCGGCGTTAGCTGCTGTTGTTCCTTGAGCTACTGTACCGCTAGGATTAATTTTGTCTTGTGCAGAGGACACAAATACCATGGGAATTGTGCCGGGACCGGCAGGAGTATAAAAACTCTCGTCTACGACTTGTACTTGTGTACCGGGTGAATTCAGTGTTGCCATTATCTAATCTCCTAAATGGATTACTTTGAGTTATTTACCATTAATAGATAAAAAATATGGATTAAATATAGGTGCAAAGGGCAACAAAAAGGGCGGGGTTATGCGAGATTTATGTAATATTTGCAAAAAAAGACCGGTGGCTGTTAACTACTATAAGGGAGACCGAACATTTTATAGGTCTAAATGTGACCACTGTTCAAGAAAGAGAACAGATGGGGTTCCTCGGTGGCAACGATCCGGATACAAGAAAAAACCCGTATGCGATCGATGCGGGTTTAATTCAAAATATCTAGATCAGTTTGATGTTTTTTATGTTGACGGAAACCCTAGCAATACAAAATTCTCTAATTTAAAAACAGTTTGTGCAAACTGTCAAAGAATTTTACACAAACTTAAACTGCCGTGGAAGCAAGGAGACCTAACTCCTGATTTTTAATCAATTTTTCTAATTGGCTAAACAAGTGATCGATAGTGCTGTCATTATTGATGATTGCATCAGTGGGCAACCCCACCCAAGCGGTTTCGCTAGCGTGAATTTTAAGTCGTTCCATTTTCCACTTAGAAGTAGCCCACTTCATATTGTTTGGACCTGCATTGATATTTACTGCATCTTGATACCATTCTGGATCAGGTCCTCGTTTAATTCGTACTACTATTCCGCCTGCGTTTCTAATTGCTGTAATTTCATTGGGAAACCGCACATCGGTAATTACAATGTTGTCTCGAGTTTTAAGAATCCTGTGTTCCAAACTAGCAATCCAGATATCGTCATGAAATCCCTGCCGACAAACTTCTGTACCCCAATGTTGTAGTACCCATCGAGGAGTTAATTTAGGAATATTCAAAC